AAATCCGTAACTGGTTTTATTTTTGCCTTAACAACCAAAAATGTATTGCCTACCCAATCAATAGCTTTTACGATATTAGCCGCAGTGTCATAAAATGCTACTCCTATTCCTAAAAATAATTCCACTCCAGCTATTAAAGAAGGCAAGGCAAGTAATACCAATCTTTCAATAGATGCGATTATTTCGTCAAAAAATGGAGTTTTTGAAAATTCATCAATTGCACCTATAAAGTCAAAATATGCGTTTACTACATTTCCAATTAATTCTTGAATGCGTGGCATTGCGGCTTCCAAAATCATCATATAATTTTGCATACTTTCAGAATCCCATAAATCGGAAATCTTTTCAATTATTCTTTCAATAGTTTGTCTTAACCCAGCTAATTTTAATACAAAACTATCAATATCAGCATTCGGGAAAATGTTTTTTAATCCCTCTTTCATTTTTTCAAAACTTTGATCGAAATTACCATTTACCATAAATTCAAATAATCCTTCAAGTGCATTTTTTGCATCTTCAGCATTATCATTTAAAAAATCAAATAATGGTTTAAATTTTGCCTGTATAGAATCCTTTAAATCTATTGCCTTATCTTTTATTTTTTTAATTCCTTCTACTAATACAGGTACAATTTTTTCAGAAACCGGCAATAATATTTCAGTTTCTAATGTTCGTCCTATTACTTTGAAAGCTTCGTCTAAACTATCAAAATTAGTTTTATTTAATTCATCCATATGATTTTTAGTTTTATCCATTCCATTATCTATACCTAATAAAGAAGATATTCCTTTAGCTCCTAGGTCTTCCCACATTGTGCCGAATAGAGCGACACCAATTTCATTTTGTTTTACCTGGTCTTTTTCATCTAATAAAGCCTGTATTATTTTTTGTTGTGCTTTTTTCCCTTCTTCTCCACCTTTAGCAATGGATTTTGAATATTTTTTATAACTAATATCTAAATCGTCATAAGCTTGTAATGTTGCTTTACTTCCATCTATAGAACGAATATTAAATTCTTTTTGAGCATCTATTAATTTATCTAATGAAAAAACACCGTTTTCATGACCGGCCATCATTATACTAAAAAATTCATCTGTAGTTAATCCGGCTTTTCTTATTTGTACAGCATATTCATTTAATACATCTAAATAATCACCATTTGCATTTAGACCGTTTTCCCATCCTTGAACAATAAGCTCGAATGCTTCTTCACTGGTTATATTTAGATTTTTTGTAAGATTGTCAACAGTTTTAACAGCTTCACCATAATCAACATCCATTTTTTTAGATAATGTTATTATGCTTTTTGTTTGATCTTCAAGTGCTTTTCCTGTCAATCCTGTTTGTTGCTTAACTTGTTTCATAGCTTCGGCGACGTCTCGAATATTGTCGCCATATCCAGCTTTATAAACATTTTTTAATGATTTTCCTAGACCTTCGGTTGCTGTTTCTGTTGTACCTGTAGAAGCTTTTAAATCCCCTAAAGTATCAACAAATTCGTCAGCAACTTTAATTGATTTTCCTAGTGGAACCAATAATGCCGCTGTTAGAATACCGCCAACAATACCTATTGCCGCCCCGGCAATGCCTAATGTTTTTCCAACAGCTCCAAAAGCAACGTCTAGACCTTCGGCTGATTTTGTTGTTTCAGTTATACGCCCTTCTATGTCGCCTTCTTCTCTAAGTAACATAGTTCCGAAAACTCTAAAAATCTCCATCATTTCACCTCCTATCTTGTAACATTACTAAATTTTTCAATATAGACCAGTGCATGATGGTTTAAGTGACTGGTATTTTCTGTGTCTGATACAACCTGATAGTCTATACCTTCATAATTGATTATATCGCCGAATTTTATATCAAAATCATCAGTTAAAAATTTATATTGTGCCTTATATACTTGCTTACCAGCAGTTACTTGCCTAATAAATGATTGTGTACATTTATAGCCATTAATAGCTGTTGATTGCAATGTTTCAATAGGTTCTCCTTTAGCATCATATGTTTTAGTTGGTCTTTTCCTGGTACAATTAATATAAAAATCTTCTATCATGTTAATCTACCAATGAATGAATCTTCATAAATTCTATCAAGATAAAGTTTTCTATAATTATTTAAAGTATTTACAATAAGTTTAGGGTAACCAGATATCGATTCGCCTAATGTGTACGAATAAACATCTATTTTTTCCGATGCCATACCGGGCGTTATTTTAGACATATTAAATTTTATCATTTGAACCGCTGTAATTTCTAATGGTTTAGGATATTCTAATCTTGCAACCAATACTGTATTACCCGATTCATCTTTGATTGTATCAATATCATTTAAAACAATACTTCCAGTGCTTATGCTTTCTATAGTAAAACTTTGATTATTAAACTTACTGTTAAATACTCTTATAGAATCGCCAACATTAAAATCATATGATGTTAAATCTGTTATGCTATTATTTATACTATTCGTACTATTTACAAATTCTAAATTTTTATTATGCATATATACTTTAGGAAGTCTAAGACCGTCTAATTCTAAGTCTTTATCAACAAAATAATTATTACAGTAATCGACTATTGCTTCCTCAACTATTGGAATTAAACTCTTTATTAAAGTATCATATGTATTATTAGTTATTTGCAATAAGGTTTTAGCTTTCGATAATGTTATTATCATATAATTATCCCACCTTAAAAACTTGCTTTATATTTTTATTTACTTTTGTAAATTTTTCATCAATCTTTTTTGCTATTTTATCTTTTTCTGATTGTGTCATATTGCTAATTTTATGCTTTCTTTTGTATTCTTGGAAACTTCCCTCAAATGACCCATTTTCAGATGCAGAAATATATAATTTAAATAATTTATCTTCAATTTCTTTATCATAATAATCTTTTACACCTTTTTTATAAATCTTATAAGCTTTTTTAAATTCCTTGTCTAACAAGATATTATAATAATTAAAGTCCTTGTAAACTTTCATAAACATATTGTCAATTTCTTCTTGTGAAAAAGTATTTGATATATTTTTTATAAAAGAATTAATGATATCGATTATGTCATTTATTGATTTATTTTTAAAATCTTTATCGTCGTTATCATCATCATTCTTTAATGATAATATTATTTCAAAGAAAACTTTTAAAATATTATCAATACTCAGAGTTTTTAATTCTGTATTTTGTAATATTTTAATATTTTCAAGAATAAAAGAATCCAAATAATCATAAATTATAAAATCAATATCATTATATAAAGGTTTAAATTTAAAATTAAAATTTAAAGAAGATAAATTGTCATGTAAAACATCACATATATTTATAACGTCTCTAAATGTTATCATTTTGGTTTAATTAAATTTTTTACACTTTCTAAATCTTTATCCGAAAATTTAAACAATTTTTTAATGTCATTAACATCCATTCCTAATTTTTTTAATAATCTCATTGGTGTTATAGCTTCTATAAGTTCAAAGATATATGTTATTAAATCATCTATTGTATATTTTTCAATTTCTTCAATAGGTTTTTCTTTATGTAATGAAATCAATTTTACAATTTCATCATAAGCCTTACCCCAATTATCCTGTATAAATGTTAAAACATCTGTAGCTAATATAACTTGTTTTTGCTTAACTGTTAAGGTTTTATCTCCGTATGTTTTTATGCAATATTTCATAAAAAATCCTTGATAAATTTTTAATCCCATTAATCTTGAAATATCACTTACTATTGCTAATTCCTTTATAGTAAGTTGGCGTATTTTTTGATCGTCTGTTAAACGATTTATCATATCTTTTTCTGTATTTGCATCCATTTTTTACACTCTCACTTTCTTAAGTAGGATTTGTTTGTTTAACTTTGAATGGTGGTGTAGCTGGTGTAGTACTTGCGTAAGCACCTTCAAAAGTTCTTTCGGTTATAATTTCCCCTTTTTCTCCAAACTCATATGATATGGTTGGCGTAATATCCATTGCTTTATATAAATAAATAGTAATCGGTGAACCGTCGTGCTTTTCACCGACGAACGCCAAATTAGTTAAAATGTCTGTTGATAACCAATTAAGTCTAAATATAACTTTTTTATAAGTATTACCGTTTATATCTGTTCCGTCTGAAACAGTATGAGGAATACCATAAAAAGAATTTAAATAATCTATCTTTAATTGATTGATAATTAATTGAGGTTTCCAGACTTCAACTTTTTGCATTCCCTTTTTGGGTCCGTATGCTCCATCATATTCTATTAATTTTAGTGTTCTACCAGCTTTATATTTACACCCTCCCATAGTTGGTCCTAGTTCGACCTCTGTAACTTCGTCAAGGTCTTTAAATATTTTACCATGTCCGAGTAAAATATCTTTACTTAACGCAACCGAAGGTGTCCATGTATTTTTAGCCATTATGAAATCACCTCCGCCACTGTTCCAGATGTATAAAAGTAAAATTTGATTGGTACTTCGTCCTCTTTTTCGTCTCCATAATGAGGAACAAATTCCATTGGTGTAACTACTTCTTCCCTATTACCTGTCATTGTTAACTCTAAATCATTTACTATTAATGAATTATCGAAAACAATTACTATAGGAAGTCCGTCATGTGTCGAAGTTATAATAGCTACATTATGATAATATTCATCATTTTCTATATTAATTCTACCTATTAATTCATAATAAGTTGATTCATCTGTACAGGTAATACCATAACCGCCGTTGACTGGCAATATTTCGGATTGTGTTTCAGCCTGAATTAATGATATAGAGTCGATATATGCTATAACTTCGTCGGATGGTGTACCAGCTATTACCAAACTTATACCTGTAATATTTGACCAATCACCAGATGAAACTTGAGTAAATGAAGATTTTGCAATTAAAAAATTATTCCAAGAATCAGCGACTAAATCACCAACAGCAATATCTTTGTAATATGCATTCGTTAATGTTCCTTCGGTGTCACTATGAAAATATAATCTTAATGCGGCGGCATCTAAATCTGTTAAATCTTGACTGGCTATATAGATACTAAATCCTATGTAATCAGCACTAACAGAGTCTTCCCCGTTATCAAAAACAGTTAAATCTTTTGCTGAACTAAAAACTGTATGTATTCCATAAGTATCAGTATTTGCAGTCATTTTAGCCGATAATAAACCATTATTAACTAATGTTGATTCCTCCGCATAAGTGCCACCAGTACCGCCCCAGTCGTTATCCTCCCAAATAGAATCAACCGTATTTGTTGAATCTTCGCACCAATTTAACCTTTTTTTGTTTTCTGCCTTCAAAGCTACTAAATCCGCACTTATTTTACCTGTAATTTTATCTGTACTTACTAAAGGTACGCCATTTTCATCTAATACAAGTCCATAATGACCATTAGAATTATGGATTGTTATAGCTCTTTCGATATCTGCTTTACATTTTCCTTTTATAATGCCAAGTTCTTTTTTTTCTGGAAGTCCCCAATTAGCATATAAGTAACACTCGCTAAATACAGTGCCACTTCCGTCTACTGCCGGGGATGAACTTTTAAATGTTCCTATTGACATGCAAATTCCTCCTTTGCTTAATATAAATGCACTTCATATCTATGTTGAATTCGTTTTATTTTTGGTGTATCATCTGGAATAATTCCCTCAAATATTTTATAACTTCTAAAAAATCCTTCTGACTCTGTTTGATATGAACCATGTAATGAATCTTTTACAGCTTCGGAAGCAATCCCGATATTTGTTGAGTTACCTGTATTATCCCAAAAATCAATCTCTAATACCCATTTATCCTTATATAATGTTTCCATATTAGAACTAGGTAATTTAAAAACTATATAAGGGAAATCTGCATCTGTATCAGCTTCCTCAGAATATACATCTATTCCAGAACTTACAACGCTTTCAATTCTAGCCTTTATATATTCCATAAGTTTAACTAGCGACATCATTTACATCATCCCCATTCTAAATTTATTATCACAATCCACGCCCCAATATTTTTGATAATTGTTGGTATTTTGGAATATAATTAAAAACACATGGTCTTACAAATGGATGAGGTCTCATTCTAGACGTTCCTAGTTCTTGATATCCGGCATAATCAGCGTCATTCATAAATTGCAAAATATCGACCCCATTTGTTTGGAATTCATTTCTACTTTTTAAATAGCCTGTGTCAACTGCTACATGATGGTCCATTTTCTTTTTACCAAATTCACCAGCGGAATTTAAAAATTCTCTTTTATTGAATCTGAATCTAGTTAAAAATTCTTGTAAATTATTTTCCATCATAATATTACACCATTGCCGAACCATCACCAGCCACAACATTTCCATTTGCATCAAGTGGTTCCCACCAACAATGAAATACAATAGTTCCAGCGGTTGCCGCTTCGCCTGTTATTTCATATCCAACATCTACGCCATTTACTATTTTATCTATTATACTTGTGAAATCTATTGCTACTTCGGTTGGCGTAGCATTTAACCATAATTCACCAGCCGCCAAGTCGTCAACATCAGTTGCGGCTATAAAATTATCAGTATCCGATTCATGCCCCAATGAAATATTAGCAGTATCCCCGGTTGTATCGTCGCCATCAACAGTTACAACTGGCAAAATTCTCAATCTTACAAGTCCTGTTACTGTTAAAATTTCATGTGTTGCAACTGTATTATATGTTTCTTCTGATAAGTCAACAGTTACAGCCAAATAATTTTTAGTTCCATATAAAGTTAATGATTTTGTTATTTCTTCAATCATTCCTTTTTCAGTAAAAGCCATTTAAATTCACTCCTTTAATTTATACAGTTTAATAAAATATAAACATTTTTGTCTATGTTCCTTTGTTAATGACCCTTTTAATTTTCTTTGCCACTTTCTTAAAAGAGTTTCTGTTACTAAATTAGGTAATATTAAATTTTCCAGTTCTTTTTTAGTTCTTGCCACTTATTACACAACCTTTGTAACAAAATGTTTACATCTAACATGAAATAGTCCTTTTTTCTTAGCTTCCTCTAATTGATACAAAGTCAAAATTTTATTTTCATAAGGAATACATTTTTCACAAGGATTTTTACTTGTGGAAACTTGTACTTTTTCACCAGGTTTCAAATTTTCTAAAACTGATAATCTGACTAACTCATTATTAAAATGAGTAGTAGCCATATTACTATATGTTTCAATATTCCATTTGTCGCCATTCTTTGCTGTAAATCCATGTATCCCCTTTTCGGCATATCTATCAATAATTTTTTGCTTTAAAATTGGGTCTTTAGTAGATTTCAATAATTGCAATGTTTTATTATATTCGTTTCTTGCTGGAATATACATATTATTCATACTTTTTGTATATTCTTTGATTAATTTCTTAGCTTCCTCACTATTTGTTATACTTTCATAGTGAGACTCAACGACTTTTAATAATGAATGGTTGGTTAATTGTTTTCTAAATTGATATTTCTTTTCATTTTTAAGGTTTTCAATTGCCATGTCTGAAACTCTGGCATAATATTTTATTATTTTTTCTAACATTTAACCAACCTTTCTATATATTCAATTTTTAAGCCTTAAGCTTCGGCGTCTGCCACGCAATGAACATATACAGCCGATACTTTGTCATTTGGTACAAAGCAATCATGTAATAGTCTAAAGCAATAAAAATTAGAATCATATTGATATATGTTTTCGGCTTTTACTACTTTTGGAACCTCGTGCTTTTTAATTCCTAAAACATATCTTTCAGAAACAATTGCAAAATTAATTTTATAACTTCCACTTGCGGCGGTAAATGAGCCGTCCCCGGTCGAA